TTAATAAACCCGACTGTCATCGTATTCCAGATAATCGATATCCAGCGCCGGAACGACCGGGGTATGGTTTTGCAGCCAGGCCAGAAGATGCTGAATGCTCTCTCTTTTGAGTGAATTTTTTGGCCAGACGAGGTAGTAGCCATCCCCCGTCGCAATAGCTTCCCTGAACGGCAGGCCCAGCAGGCCACTTTTCAGGGCATCAAGCGTGAGATGCAGGTCGGCGATAGCGATGCCGTGCCCGTTCATCGCGGCAATACTTCCCTGTTCAAGGGTATCGAACACCATACCGCTGCTCATATCGAGCCCCGGGAACAATCCTGTTCTTCGCAGCCAGCGCCGCCAGTCACGTCTGTCCGGTGAAGGATGGATCAAATCGCATTGCGGAAGCCGTTGCCGGGCCGGTTCGATAAGTGATGGGGTACAAACCGGGATAAGCCATTCATGAAAAAGCAGCTGACTCTCCGTTGTGTCACCAAAACGGCCATTACCAAGAAGGATGGCGCAGTCGTAGGGCTCAAGATTGAAATCAACGGTATCAATGTCCATCCAGACGCTGGCAATCTCAACCTGTGGTTTTGCATGGTTGTTGCGAAAAGATCGCAGCACGTCGAGAAGCCATCTCATGGTCAGGGTGCTGGGTGCTTTTAACCGCAGCAGGTGGTTTTCACTGCGAAATGCCCGGCAGGCCCATTCAATGCTCGTGAAGCTCTCGTTCAGCTGTCCGGCAAGCACTCGCCCGGCTTCAGTGACCTCCACGCGAGGACCTTGCCTTTTGAAAAGCTCGCAGTCGAACCACAGTTCAAGGGTACGAACATGTCTGCTGACCGCACCCGGCGTAATATTGAGCGTTTCAGCGGCTTTACTGAAGGAGTTCAACCGCGCAGCAACTTCAAACGCACGCAGTGCATACAATGGCGGTAAAGACATAACGTCCCTTAAATGAAAATTTCATTATGCTAAAACTTGTTCCGGGGCAACGCCAGCAAGTAAATTATGGAGAAAAACAATGATCCCCAATATACCGAGTCATATCGATAGGGGTCAAAATCGATATGCAAAAAGCTGCGGACAAACTCGTAGCCATTAGCAAAGATGTTTATCTGAACGGCTGCAACAGCGATTACAAACACCATATATGCGATAAATAGCGGGTATTTATGCAGCCTGTTAACTTTTAGTTTCCCGAGATAAAGCAAGAAAAAAATTGCAACAGATACAACAAAATAGACGATGGCAGGCCAAACGGGTGGATGAAGCGAAAATTCTAATTCTTGTGACATAATCAATTCTCTTTAGCTATCTGGTACATCTGCCATCCCGTAATGCTCCCAGTGGTCAAATCCAGCGCCATTGCGGTTTTAGATGCCTCTTGTCAACCGTAGTTCATATCCTGTACGTTCGAGAGCTTGTCGCCGGAGAACAATGTTTTGATCATTTGTTGATACCCTTGCCCAGCCCATTTGCAAGCTCTTCCACTTTTTCTAAGGAAAATCCAAATGAAGTTATCTGCGAAGCTGCCGCAGGGCAATCGATGAAACGGAGATATAAGAATTTACGCGATAAGGAAACGCCCTCGACGCATAATGATCGAAAAATTATGGTTGTGCATGGGTCAGGCACGAAAAATAAGATTTGTTGTCAGGAAGGGGGAATTGCAGGCACAAAAAAACCACCTTTCGGTGGTTTCACGACACTGCTTATTGCTTTGATTATTCTGCGTTTTCCCATGGTAGCCGGAGTGGGACTTGAACCCACACAGCGCGAACGCCGAGGGATTTTAAATCACGCGTGTTCTAGATAATAATCAGGTACTTACGCTTAATTTTCGCCAATAAATCATAAATTTAAGATCAGATGAATCAATAGTTTACTGATATCAAAAAGGCACAATGGCGAAAGTTTTTCGCTCCACGCGCCGTCATGGGGTGTCGGGGGTCGGAGGTTCAAATCCTCTCGTGCCGACCAAAAATACATTGAAAACCAGCCTCTTATGGCTGGTTTTTTGTTTCCGTAAAATTATGATGGCGAAACTATGGTGAAATGATGGTGGAACCCTGCTTTAAATTGCCGGGCAATCATCATTCCAAACCCGATTGAGACTGTGCGTTAGCACTCCAAAAACCTCAACGGCATCCAGCGCATCCCCTTCTATCGCTTCACCATCTTGAGTAATCAGCGTGTGACCCATTAGCTTCACGAACTGGTTTCTCCCGTCCATGCTAACCAGCAACGTATCCCCTCCTTCAGGTTTCAGACTGACGTTAATAACGGCCCAGCCGCATGAAGTTTCAATAACCCGGCAGTTGTTATCCACACCGCAGATAACATCTATCGTCATGCGCTGCTCCTGATAATCCATGGCTGGCGATGGAAATCCCATTAGAAAACCCTCCCCATGTTACGCAGGATCCAGTATCGGTTCTCACTTCCGTTTGTTGTCTTATCGGCGAAGTCCGGCTGGTATCGCTCGATCCATGAATTTGCATCCTCCTGGCTGAAATGCCAGTGCCTCTCCTGCAGTTCGGCGATGAATTTGTCTGTATGCAGGCAGAGATAGCCCTTCGGGTTTTGCTGTATGGCCGCAATAAAAGCAGCACGAATATCCGGTTGACGAGGCATGAACTAACCCTCACTCGCACATTGACTGTATGCATATACAGTAGTATTTTTATTAAAACAGATCAAGCACAGGCAATTTTCACTTAAGAGGGGATCGGTATGTTTGTTGAACTGGTTTATGACAAACGTAATGTTGATGGGCTCGAAGGGGCCAGAGAGATCATTCTGGCCGAGCTGACGAAGCGGGTGCATCAGATTTTCCCTGATGCAGAAGTGAAGGTGAAGCCGATGCAGGCAAACGGCCTGAATAGCGATGCCAGCAAAAGCGATCGGGAAAAACTGAACCGCATGCTGGAGGAAATGTTTGAAGAATCCGATATGTGGTTGGTTTCAGAGTTCCCGACTGTTCGCCAGGTTGGCCTTTAAATTTTACTCGGGTAATATTCCCGACGATTGTTCAGGCATGAACACTGAGCAACCAGCCGCCGCCTGTTCTTGCATATGACAGGCGGCGGTTTATTTTACGAAGCAGGTTCTTGTAAGGCCGCTTCACTCGATTCTTTCTGGCGTTTATTCCAGATGCTATCCTCTGGCATATCGAGTCGCACATCGATCCAACTGTTCGCCGGGACGTCAATCGGTTCACCTTTGGTTTTGATGACCTCACCTTCATCGCTCAGGATATATTTTCGCTTGAAAAGACGGATTGTCAGCTCGCCGCTATCGGTTTGTTCTGCCTCAACCACTCCCAACTCTCCCATGCCGCTAGGGTCCATTGGCGGCAGTAATTGCCAGCCTGATGAGGCAAGACCAGCTGAACCGGTAAGCGTATAAACACCTACATCCAGCCGAGAGATTTTGATCCCTTCAGCCTCGGCGTTCGCCGTACCGCAGCCGCACCAGGAGAAACCATCCTCAGTTATATCTGAGCGCTGGCAGGCTTCTTGGCTCGCTACAATACGGGCAACCGGAGACGCAGCCTTTAGAGTTCCATCGCTGGATTTAGTCGTATTCTGAGTTGTATAGTGCATATTCCACGTAGTGGATGCATCAAGAATTCCTGATGTTTGTGAAAACCGACTATAAAAATATCCATTAGTTTTTATAAAATATTGAGCCCTTCTTGTAGAAGCGTATGCCACCTGCACGCCACACCCGAGTGCAGAATCCGGAGTCTCTCCGTTGCCGGGTATTGATCCATAAATCAAAAACTGTGTTCCCTGACCCATTGGATATGTTGATCTGGACACTGGTCCTAGCCCGAAGGAATAATCGGTAGTAAGTAATCGACCCGGTGTGCCGTCATCGATAGAAGTCTGTTTAACCAAACCGAGGTTTGTGCGAACGTCTGCAGCGTTCGTTGCACCGGTCCCGCCCTGATCAATCGGGAGAGCACCGTTGGTCCCTTTCTGTGCCAGCTTACCGATTCCGGGGATGGTCACGGGGGTGCCGTTTATGGTGACAGTGATGCTCTGGTTTGCTGATGTGGTGGCGAACGTCTCCCACGCGCCAATGTTCTCGTCGTACTCTTTGATGAGCTGCGACATGGCCTGCGCCAGGCCGTCGACTGAGATAATGTCCGACACAAGAATTCCATACTTCTGGTCACTGAGCGCAGGGGAAGCAGCAGGCGTAACCGTCATTGACGTGGCGCTGTTCACGGCTGAAATCTGGAATATTTGAACCGGGTTAGACATGACGATAATCGTCTGGCCAGTACGAACCTGGCTGGCTGGTGCTGTCCAGTTTGTGCCGGTGCCGGTTGCTGTATTTCCGTTAATGGCGATGGTGCCGGTGTTATAAAGCATATTTTCTCCTGTTCGCAATGCATCACCTGAGCAGGTTTTGCATAATTAGGAAGGGTTTTTGAGAGCGATGGTGAATTTCTCTGCTCAGATAAATGCAGTTAACCAATTGGCATGAATTAATAGTTAGTGAAAAATAGGGCTGAATATTCCAGCCCTCAATAACCACAATATTTTACTACGCATTTATTTCTAGCCAACAAATGAGCCTGTACCTCTAGTAATTGTTAAGCTTGGAGAATAAATGATTTTACTTACTGAGTTAACATTAACGATAGTTAATGTTGCTGTAACTGTATTTGTATTTATACCCTTAACTCCAAATCTCAATGTGTAAAAATTATTAGCATACGAACCGGATTGCACTGGAAGGTTTGAAAATGTTTTGGATGTCCCATTAATATCAATAATGACATTCATACGGGTATCGGCATTTGCTGATGAATAAAAGGTTGCTTCTACAAGAGCATTCTTAGCAAGACTACTTGATCCTGAGTCAGTATAAGTAATCGTTTTAACTAAATTAGCAGTTCCGCTTAATGAAGCATCCGAACCGACACCAACGTTGGCAACATCACCAACAAATGACGTTGCCTCTACTGTGCCTTTAAAGCTGCCACCGCTGGCGTATACCATTCCCCGGATCGTGACGTTATTCAGCTCGGCATTACCGCTTTTCGGCAGATTCCAGCCAGCGCCAGCCGAACCGCTAACGAAGTTATCCGACCTCAGTGAATCGGTGATTTTCCCGAACTGAATGCTGGCATCACGGAAAAACGCATCGTTTATGAAGACCTGGCCGTTCTGGATAACAAACGGCAGAGTCACGGCGCCGCCGGCCTGAGTCATCACCGCGAAGCGGTCAGCCAGGAACAGCACCTGCGACTGCATGCCAGATGGAGTATTCTCAACACCTATCCCCATACCAGCAGCATACTGTTTTCCGTTCGCATCCACGGCAACCTTGATGCTGTACATCGCCTTCAGGTCGCCGTTGACGTTCGCAATGGCCTGCGCGTTGGTGGTGATCGCTGAAGTGTGCCCGTTGATGGTCGCAGTAATGCCGTTTATCTGCGTGGCCGTAGCCTGCTGATAGTCGGAGAACGTCTGATTCAGGCTGTTGATGGATGCCTTGTTGCCGTTAACGTCCGTCTGCAGGCTCAGCAATGAGCGCGCTGTGGCTTCCTTCTCGCTGACGATTACCTCATCAATACGATCCAACTGCGCGCTGTTCCCTGCGACCGAAGCTGACAACGATTTACGTGTGGCCACCTGAGCCAGCCCGTTCTGGATAATGGCAATGGCTGAGTTCTTAACCCCGCCCGTCATGCCGTCCATAGACACGCTGATGCTATCGATTCGCTGGCCCAGCGCGGTATCAGCCGTTGCGACGGTCTGCTCAAGATCTGATAGAGAGGACGACACATCACCGACCGTGCTCGAAAGCTCATTAACACTGGTCTGAACCTGCCCGATGTCCTGCGCGTTTTTTGCGATTTCCTGCGCCTGCAGCTCAAGTTCATCGTTGGCCTGTTTGATGTCGTCAGCCATACCAGCAATTTTTGCATTGCCGTCCACTGCGCTCTCGATCAGGTCTTTGAACGTCTGAGATTCCTTCATGTCCTCCAAAATCACACTGGAGACATCAGAAACATCTATACTTGCCTGCCCGCGCACCCATTCTGTGTACCCTGATTCGTTGCCGCTGCGGTCCACCAGCTGCGCGCGGTACCAGAAAATCTGCCCAGCCTTAAGTCCCATCTGCTGATATTTGCGCTGCGGGTAAGGTACATCGGCCAGCAGCATCGCATCGTCTTCCGTCCCGGTCAGGCTGTACTGAATTTCCGTCTTCAGCGTGTCGTCGGTGTTCGCCGGGAATCCCCAGCTCAGCTCGATACCGAAAACCACATTATCAGAAGCGATGAAGCCGACCGGTTTCGGCGGATTGCCCACTTTACCCGTAAGATTTACTTCTGATGATGTCGCCCATACTGATGAAACGTCGCTGGCGTTTACCGCCCTGACACGGACCAGATAGCGACCCGAGTAGATACCCTGAACTTCAAAGCCGAGAGAAGACGTTCGGGGCACACTAATCCAGTTGCCGCTGTCACGCCGCCATTCCGCCTCGTAAGCAACTGCACCCTGAACAGCATCCCAGGCAACGCGCATAGTGGTAATCGCAATGTTCTGGTTAACCGTAGAGTAACTGTCTACGACAATATTTCCTGGTGGAGCCTGAACCCCAGGTGGAATGACACTGACTGGCCGCTCGTCCAGTCTTGCGCCGGTATCAACGGCGGAATAGATGTCAGGGTTGTAAGTCGTCCCGGTGACTTCGAAAGTGCCGTCGTTGTTGTCCCGCGTTCCCGTAACACGGAAAAGCGCTATAAACAGATCGTCAGAGTCCACACCCCAGTTACATTCAGCCTCCGGCGTTTCGCTGTAGGGTGTGGTGACAGTGACTGTGTTTCCGTTAACGGCCTGGACGGTTCTGGCCTGAGCGGTGCCTGACGGAAGATTCAAAAACAGCCGGTTCCCGGCCTTCACATCAGCGGCGCGATCGAGGGTTATGTTGCGGCCGTTAACCGCACTCACCCTGCCACCGATAGTTCTTCCGGCCAGCTCGTTAGCTGCCACGCCGATCACCTCACCAACGGGGGGAACGTCCATGCCCGTGCTGAAGGTCACTACCTCGCCGATACCGTTAGTGAGCAGCGCCCAGCGCCCCCGCCGGTTTGCCTCTGACTGCCTAGTGCAGCCGATCGCAGTCATTTCGAGCTGACGATAATCGAAGCGCATGGCCAGATCGTTATCGTAAACAGGCTCAGGCGTGTCTTTATAGTGGTTGGCAGGGTCTGACCAGTTCACCAGCGCGGCAGTGTTTCGGGTGGTTTCACTCGGATCCGCAAAGGTAAATTTTCCTTCAACAACGCTGGCGTGGTTATAGATGTGCCACACATCCCGTGGCATATCAGCCAGGACATACATCTTATTGTCGCCCCAGTACGTCATGCCGCGAAATATACCCGCCAGATCACGAAGTACAGTCCAGGCGTCATTACGGTCCTGGATATAAACGTTGCAACGAAAACGAGGCTCCGTACCGCTGCCGCCCTTGCCGTCTGGTACCAGTTGATCGCAATACTGGGCGATGCGATAAAGTTCCCATTTGTCTATCTGAGTCGCATCGATTCTTTGACCCAGCCCGAAGCGCTCGTTAAGAATGATGTCGTAATAAATCCAGGCAGGGTTATCCGTCCACGCCCATTTAAATACGCCCTCCCATGTACCAGAATAAGTGCGGGTTTCGGGATCATAAGTATCAGGTACACGGATGATTCGCCCTTTCGGATTGCACACAACCTGAGGAATGCCATTAGGGAACTGCTTTGCGTCAAACTCTACATACAGCAGCGCTGTGTTAACGTAGCGAAGTTTGGCGTCAATAATTTCAGTAACGGCCACAACGCGCATGGTGTCGACGATATTCACGCTCGTGGAATCCGGCGTGATTCTGCGAACCCGCAACTGCCATCCAGTCGAGGCTTTCGGAAGATTGACGCGGTGACTGCGCTCATAAAGCGACGTGGTTTTGTCATCAACAGCACCGTTAACCACCGTTTCATACGGCCCGCCATCGACCGACAGATCGATAGCATACTCGACGCGGGTGCCGACTTTATCACCGTTGTTTTTCTGGAGTAAAAGAGTTGGCCATCCCAGGCGAATTCGCAGCGCAGAGAGCTGCGTGTTGGATACCGCGCGCACGTACGGCACAGCCTGTTTCAGCTCGTATGAAACCTGAAGTTCGTTTTCAATGCCGGGGAAGCCCTGAATGTAGTCCTGGTCCTGAGTACCGGAACGGAACTCATATTTCACATTATTGAAGTTATAACTTCCGTCGGCGTTCTGAAGAGGCGTGTATGAAGATGAGTCACCAAGAAAAATGCTTTTACCATCAAGCCCGCCAGCGAACTCACCCTCTCCAAGCGCAATCAGCACCTTTGCCCTGGCGATGGACTGAATGCTGTCCGGTGCCTCAACAGGCGTTCGGGTCTGGTTGCTGCCACCTTTGCCGCGGCCTTTGATGATTGTCGTCGTCATATCGCGTCCATAAAAAAAGCCACCGTCAGGTGGCTTACAGTGGGTGGTTTGGTTTATTGCTGGTCTTCTGCATATATCCCGGCGGAGATAATAGCGCCGCCTATTTCTCGCTGACCATAAAGCAGGGGAACGGGATTGCCAGATGCCGTCGTGTTAACGGGACCACCAAACGCATAGGAGGGTTTGTTATCAGGCTCCTGACGCATTCGCAGACCTGAAACCTGAGGAGAGAGCATCTGCACTACACCACCAACGGCCATAGAACCAGCTGCGGCATATAGTGCCATTTGTGTGCTTGCTGCCCACCCTATTGGGTTCCACCAGGTAAAGGCCGCAATTGCGGCGGCAGTAACAATTTGAAAGAGCCCCGCCCTTTTACTACCGCGTATGACAGGGATAATACGGAGCTCATCACCAGGCCCAAGAAGATCAAACTCTTCCTTGCCTATGTTTATTTGGTTTCGGAAAATAACAAAATCCAGTCCCTTTGCCCGAGCTTCACGCAGATAAGCATCAAAGCCGTCAATGGTGTTAGAAAGTGCCCTGAACACTTCGCTGGCCGACGTTAGTGCGCGGCGATGTGTCCTGCCAAATCGCTGAGCCATTGAGCCGCTGAGTTTGATAACGGTTTTTCTTTCCATTACATCAAATCCTTATAACGCAGAATTTTGATGGTACGGTCACGGTAATAGCCACCGTAGGGAATACGCTGGCTTAGCTGGCCATACATGTGATGCAGTAGCATGTTGCCATCAAGCAAAATCCCGGCATGGTTCGGGACGGTGGACTGAACCTGCATGATAACCATGTCACCTGGCTGAGCGGGACCGTCGTACTCACGGAAACCGCATTCCTGCCAGTTATCCATATAGAGGTTTTCACCCTGCTCCCACCAGTGGCGATCTACGCTGTAGTTGGGCAGTTCAATGCCGTGCTCGATGCGGAAATAGTCCATGATGAGAGACCAGCAGTCTGCATACCCGAGTACAAACTGGCGCCCTGTGAGGGGACGGTCTCCGCGAGGCATGACGGTGCGAATGTCGCCCTCCGGCCACGATGCAATAATCCAGGGCAGTTCCGTGGCATCACACATCAGCATGTCGAGCTCGCTCGGCTGAGTTGTTGCCCCGTCGCCGGGATGGCTGTGGACGATCGCCACCACAGTGCCCTGCTCTTCGGCGGCCGCATAATCCTCAGGATTAAGTTCAAATTGCTCAGTCGGCGACTCAGCATTATTTTTGCAGGGGATGTATTTCTCCACCCGCCCCTTCTGAATAACCACGCCACAGCACTCCTCGGGGAAGGATGCGGCGGCATGCGCCAGAATGTCGCTAACTGTTTTGTCGCGCATGATTATCCTCTCAGAAGTGAAGAGCCGGGGAACCCGCCATAATCCAGCTGTTCATTCTCTCCGAAGCGAGGTTTACAGCCCGTTGACAGCAATCCGGAGCAAACATCCTGTGAAGGATCGTCCACCCGATTGCCGTCTTTATCGAACCAGCCGTTTTGCCCGGCGTAGGTGCAGCCGTTCCCGGTTTTGTACCAGCCCCGCATGCACCACGTGCACATTGGCTGAATTTGCCGGGTCGGAATGAGTTGCCCTCGCAAATCGGCTGGACTTGAAAGCTCAAACTCTACGGTTTCATCGTCTGACCCTGATTTACGGTCGATGTAATAAACCTGTTTGCGCTCCTCGTTGGGATTCGCAGTCGGGTTCCCGCCAGGAAAATTTCTTGCGTCCAGGTAGTGAGCGAAGGTGTCATGGATGATCACCTTTGCTTTAGCCATCCCCTGAAACCTGCGGCACAGCGCGCCAATCGTACCGCTGATGTTTGCAACAGTGAGTGACGGCCGTGAACTCTGGCCGTCACTGCTTACAGATATGCCGGTCAGTTCATACGGCCACGCGCCATACTCCTGCCCCTGCCACCACACCGACTTCGGCTCAAGTTTTGACTCGTCGCCGCCTGCGGCGATGATTTCCGCCTCGGTATGCGGGATTGTCTCGTTGTGAAAGCGAAGAATACCCGCACCGAACGCTGAGCCGTCTACCTCAATCAGGCGGACGCGCTTACCCGGCTCCAGTTTCTGGACATCAGATGAAATACTCATGGATGGTATGCCTGTATGAATGTGCTGCTGAGGGTGTATTTTTTGTTGCCGTGGGTAGATATCTGGAAGGATTCCGCGCGCCATAAACCTGAAGGCTCAAGCGGTGGCTTCCAGATAAATGACTTCCACCCTGCATGTCTGTTCAGAAAGTTTTTAATGGCCTGAATGTAAGCCTCATCGCCGGTAAAGCTCACGCTCCACTGAGGTGTTACCGGGTTGATGCCGTCCCCGGCCACCTGTGTATAGCCATCGCCAAACTGCGCCTTTCGGGTACGAAAACTTGTATCAACCTGAGAGGTAACCTTTGGGCACCAGCTGAAGGTTTCGACTGCCATGGTTAAACTCCCTTGATTAATCGCCACAGAGGCGAGCCCGGCATGCTGGCCTGTTCGTTAATTACACCAGTGATGGCATCCTTAAGCTGCCTGCCTGCTGCTCCGGCGGTTCCCTGACTGGCTGCCTGTGGTGATCCACCCTGAATATTGATATCGCCGAAGTTAACTGAAGGCACACCGCCGGAGACCTGCGGAGTACCAACTGCCCGAACTCCCAGCGAACCATCAGCGGCGCGCGTAAGCGGCATAATGGCTTCCGGACCAGCCTCGGCAAAAACCCCTGCGCCTTTGGCAAAAGCAAACAGCTGAGGCGTCTGGAAAACGCCATTGCTGTAAGCGCTCAGGGACGGAGAGTCGTAAACATTACCCTTCGCATTAAAGGTAAAGTTCGCGCCAGCATTCTGAATAGCGGTACCGCTGCTGGCGGTTGCGGCTGACGAGGCACCAAAACTGAACAGTGATCCAATTGAGCTGACGCCATTAGCAACAGCCATGTTCACCAGAACGTTCTGGATAATCTTCAGTACGCTCACGCCCCAGTCCTTCCAGCTGTCAACGTTGCCATTGAGCATGTCGGTGATCGTGGTGACCGCGCCACCCATGGCCTGCTTCATGCCGTCAGCGGCCATGGAAGAATAATCAGTAGCTTCGTCCACCCAGTTCGCATAACCCTCAGACAGTCCCGTCATCCAGTCGTCACGCTGCGCATCAGAAGCTGCGTAATATCCCTCCTGGTCGCGCAGGCGCTCTTCGAGGTAGCGCTTATTAAGTGCCAGCCCCTGCTGATAGAACGTCTCGTCGATTTCACCAGCCTGACGCTGGCGGAGAAGATCGGTATTCTTCTGCTCAAACTCCTTACGCAGATTGAACTGCTCCTGAAGTCTTTCACGAAACCTGGTTCCCTGCCCGTATCCCAGCAGTTGCGCTTCATTGGCTGCGCGGGCGCTGGCGTTACTGTCGGCGAGGTTGGCTTCGTAATTTCGCAGTTGCTCACGCAATTTAACCTGGTCAATCAGCGTAGCATTCTGCAATACCGTCTTTTTCTGGGCTTCTGTCAGAGAAGCAAGTTCGCCCTGGCTGACCTGGTATTTAACCTTCGCCAGTTCAGTATTCTGGCCTTGCAGGGCAATCTGCTCTTTTTGCTGCTTGATAAGGCGCTTATACACATCCTCGGTTTTCTCGCCTTCGGTTTTACCACCCTTCGCCTTAGGTTTGTTGGCCTCATTATTCCGCCATTCAGCAAGACCGTTATTAATAAACTCCTGACGGCCTGTCTGGAATTGCGGATCACTGGTTAACCCCAGGTCATCGGCTGCATAACTCAGACGCAGGCGCTCTTTGGCCTCACCCTTCAGGCGTGACAACTTCAGATCCCGGCGACTCTTTTCGAGAGCATCAGTTTGCTTTTTGTCGAGGTCGGCCTGAGGAAGTCTGAGCGGGACGTTAGCCAGCCCTTGCCGGGCCATTAATAGCTGATTTCCCAGACCCAGCAGACGGTTAAATTCAGTATGCTGACCATTCATCATGATCATCGATTGATATACCGCATTCTGTCGCCAGGCTTGTTCGCGTATTAAATCATTACGACGCCGCTCAATTTCTTCGAGAGCCTGCTGAATGCCGCGAGATTTATCTCGCATGTCATTCAATTTTCCTTCTTCAACAGCGAGTTGATCGGTAACAATTGCTATCGCTCTCAGGATATTTGGATCGTTCTCGCTGGTAATGCCCGGCTTTCCACGCGATGCATTCAAATCGTCGATCTGGTTCTTCAGCTTACCAACCTTTTTGGCTTGCTCATCAACAAGTCGATTTTGCTCAACGAGAGCCTCAACAGTTTGTCCACGATTTTCATCCGTCTCGGTCAGAGACATTTTTGAGGTTTTTTGCCTGATTTCATCAATCTGACCAGCATACTCCTGGGCGGAACGACGTGCCTGCTCCTGATTCTGATACATCGTGTACCAGGCACCGGCCCCCAGCATCAACAGCCCAGGCAACCCGCCGACAAGACCCAGCAGGCCTGTAGCGCCTGTTTTTACAAGCCCCAGCACTGATGTTGCAGAGTTTAGTGCCTGCTGAGAGGCTGCAACGGCTCTGTTTGACTGTACCAGTGCCGCATTTGCTGTAATCATTGCCCGGCGCTTGGATATGGCATTTTGAGTGGCAGTAGCCTCAGCATTAGTATTCTTTGCCAGCACAAGTTCTGACTGGGCAAGCTGGTAAGCCCGCTCAGCAGCAATAGCATCGGCAGCGGCCTTGCGCTGTGATTGTGTGGCTGTACTTGCCCTTGCGGCGGCGAGCGCTATTTCATTTTTCCTCGCTTCAACCAACTGCGCCGTCTGGCTTCCAAGATCGCCAATCATGCCGCCAATAAATCTTGAACCTCCGATGGCCGCCAGCACGCCAGCAGCAGAGGCAACGGTATTGATATTATCTGAGATCGCATTCAATGCCCCGGTTAGCGCTCTTGTCGCCCCAGTGGCTTCATTTGCACCACCTACCCACGCCAGAAATGCGTTTTCAATTTTTGTCGTTGCTGATGCAACGGTCTGTGGCATCGCGCTATATTCATCCTGTAACGCCCCAAGCTGGCTGATTAAAGCCGGAACAACTTTATCGGCGGTAAGTTGTCCCTGATCGGCCATAGCCTTTAAGTCTTTCCTGGCGACACCCATGCCGGATGCCAGTGCACGAATAACGCGATCACCGTTTTCATTGACGGAGTTAAATTCCTCGCCTCGAAGAACACCCTGTGCTAACGCCTGACTGAACTGTGTGATTACTGAGCTGGCTTCAGACGTGCTTGCGCCTGACAGCTTAAGTCCTGTCGATATAGCTTCGGTTACTTTCAGAACCTCTTCTGAACTGTAGCCATACTCACGCATGGAGGCGGCTGAACGGGTAAACAGGCTGGCGTTATCTGAAAATGCGGTTCCGGTTCGCTGGCTAATATCCATCAGTGCGCGCTGTGACTCTTTGAAGTCATCGGAGGATTTTGATGCCTGCTTTAACCGGGCGTTAACTGAACTCCATTCATCAGCCAAAGAAATAAGGTGCCCGGTGGCATATGCTCCTGCAAATGCCCCAGCAAGACCAACAGCTGACGCCTTTGCAGAATTAAGTTGGCCCGTTAAGTCAGCCAAAGCCCTCTGAGTCTCCCTGGACGCGGCCGCCGCCTGTCGGCCACCATTTTGCATGGTGCGGTAATAATCTTGCCCCATTCGTGAGGCGCGTGAAATTTCCGTCTGGAATGACTGCGAGTTAGCGGAAATTTTGATTATTAACTCACGTAAGGTTGCCATCAATTTTCTCCAGGCGAAAAAAAAAGCCCATTAACGGGCTTTTTGTTGTGATATAAATTTCATGGCTTATCTAAAAATTCTCTCAGAGCTTCCGATTTATTGCAGGAATCTTTATTAACAGTCATCCCTGCCTCTTTTTGCTTTTGACAGAAATAGTAGTAATCATCGTTTGTTTTTATATAGCCCATGAATTTAATAAAAGCTTTTTTACACAATTCAGGATTTGCATGATCAGAGCAAACCGTAGACGTATAGCTTTGCAACTCATTTGGTTCTAATGGAGCCAGTGTTTGAGTTGCACTTGATAAACAACTGAAACCATAAAATAATACAAATAGAACTAGTTTTTTCATTTTCTTCACCAAATTATAAAAAAATAATCCTATTCTTTTACAGTTCATTTGTCACTGAGTTGCAGCTGTAAGTGCCGCCTCAAGCCCTGCAAACGGGTCCTTCGGTTCTGATTGCTCATCACCACCCCATCGCAGGATCGCATCGTCCAGCGGTACTTTTGCCCCCTGCGAACCGTAGATGGCAGAGACGAGCTGGGCTGCCTGAATGTCGCCACGGATATCGCCAACCGGACTTTGCCTGTCGAACTCAATCCACATCAGAAGCTCGCTTGCCGTCATATTCTGCCGAAGCTCTGAGAGCGTGCGCCCCATCCGGAGCGCAAGCGACATCAGAAACTTTACGCCGGGGGTTGAGACTTTTCCCGCGCTTCGTCCGCATTGTTGATCAGGTCAAGCGCCTGTTTGAGCAGGCGTGAATGGACGGGGCCGTAGATTTCACGCACCTGCTCTTCTTCGTCTACGCTGAATACCGGTTGCTTATCGGTGTCACACAGAACGTCAATGAAGAGCACCACGTCAGCGCAAAGATTACGGTGTGCCTTTTCCGATACTGACACATTTTCATCATCAGCACCCGCTTTCACTACTTCCTGCCAGCGCAGCCAGGCTTCACCTGACGGCTCACGGAGAACCACTTTGACGCCCTCCCACTCAGGAACGGCGACCGTCTTATGACGAAAACCCGACATCTTAGCCAGGGCGAGATTTTTAATATTCTTCATGCGACCTCTCAGGAGCCAGACTCGATGCTTTCAGGCTTACCTTTCAGGCGCAGGGAGAACGTTGCCGCCACTACACCGTTGGTACCGGAAGACCAGGTATGCTGGCGGATTTCAGCCAGGAATTTAAAGCCTTTCCCGGACGGGAAGATGACCTGGAAAGCGTAGGTCGTATCGTTGTCATACGCTTCACGCAAGGCGTCCTGCGCCGGATTCTTGTAGAAGTTTCCGGACAGAGAGATTTCTGACGGAGAAGGCAGACCGTTGATGTTCTCCTGCTCGGTCGAGCAAAGCGTTGTTACGTCGATATCCTGCTTCTGACCACCGGTGAACTGAATTTCTTTGATGGTGCAACTCAGATCGAGAAAGGTTGCGGAATCCATCGTTTCTTTGGTGGCTGGCAGGGAGGAAATAAGGATCTTCGTCAGCTGCGATTTTTCATAAAGTGCAGACATAACTGTCTCCTGGAAAAAGAAAACCCGCCATAGGCGGGTTCGTTGGGTGAATTAATCGTCAGGGGGTAACTTTAAAATCCAGGGTGGCACGGTAGAGCCGATAATCTGGCTCGTAACCGGGGATTTTTACCACCTCTGTAGGGTTTAAGGGCTTAAGCGAAGCGAGCGCCAAATCTCTCAGGGTGCGTGATTCAGTGATCGTAGTGGAATACACATCTACCTGAATGGAAACCCTGCTCTCTGCCTGGCCACACAGCACGTCAGCGGAAACATCATCGACGATGGAAAAGATAATCCAGGGTGGAGAGACAGACGGTTTCCCGTCACTACCTAATGGCGCAACGTAGGGATATACCCGCCCTTCTGCCAGGGGAGAAAGCAAAGCGTAGATATCATCTTCATTCACTTGCTCAACACCTCATCAATAGCCTGATTCATCCTAGCAATGGCGACGCTGGCGGCCTCTTCCTCGCGCGTATCGTAAGCGGGTCGCACAAAAGGATGCGCAGGCATGTTCGCAGTGCCAATCTCCACAAAGCGCCAGTAAAAGGCGTTTCTCGGGTTATTCGCCTTCATCGTGTTATCGCTGTTGCCGGTGCGCGGGTTAACGCCACGAATATGGACGCCGGAAGAAATCTCCCCGCGGCGGCGTGAGCGCTGAGTCAAAACGACCACGTTTTTCTTCAGTTTCCCGGTTCTCTCAGGAGCGCGTGCGATCACTTCTTCCTTAAGCACCTCAGCCCCGGCGCGTGTAGCATCACGCAGAACCTTGTTGTTTTCGGCACGGCTAAGCGCCTCCAGATCCTTTGCGATGTCATTCAATCCGGAAAAATCGAGGCTCGTTTCAATCATTTTTCGGCTCCCGTTTTACAAAGGATTTCCAGGCGGGTTCCTGTCGCGTTTGCGACTGGGGGACCGATGATATTAAGCACCTGCCCTTTGTAGGGGCCGCTAAGGACTTCGAGACGTGAAGAGGCGTTAACATCTGACCTGAAGCGCATCCAGACGCGAATGGTTGCCTGTGCCGTTTCAGCGCCACCTGACATTTGCTCTCTACCATTAATCCCCTTTACCTCCGCCGAAACCGGGTTACCGCCAGTCCAGGACTCCACCGGCTGACCAGAAGGATCACGCGAAGTTGTAAAGGTGAGAATCTTTACCCTGTGCCGGAATCGTCCAGGTTCCATCAGGAGCCCTCCTCTGGTTCAGATTTACCGCGCCAGTTGCGATGAATAAACATCATGCGTTCAGCTGCAGCGTTTTCGTAAAGCTGCACTTCGCTTTGCGCGGTCCGGTGTTCAAACATGTCAGCAAAGACAAGGAGAACAGCGCCCTTAACGGCTGCAGGAATATCAGCAGCAACCTTCCATGCAGGTTCATCGCACCAGCGTATGCAGTAATCAAAAGCGGCCTGGGCGTACAGCGTGATCAGCTCGTCCCTGTCGTCTTCCTCAAACTCAATCTGCTGTTTAAACAGACGGAGGCCAATTACATCGAGAACATCTATCGCCATACGTTAAAAGGGCGGGTTTCCCCGCCCCCTCCATCATGAGCCAGAAGAGAAGGTGCCCTTGATGATTGCCGTCGGGCGATAGTGCGCCAGAGCCAGGCGCTCTTCGCACAGGATGGTCAGCATGTTTTTCACGAAGTTATCGCGGTCTTCACGGCTGACTTCCACGGTGGCATCCATGCGATCCCATACCTGAGAGGCCATATCGAAACCACCCACCGTAAAGGTACCGGCGGCCTGTGCCTTAGTCGGAACTACTGGCAGCCCCCACATGATATTGCTGGTAAACGCCTGAGGACCGCCGAAGAGATAGCGGCCTTCGTTGTCTTTCAGCAGCGCGATGTTGTGCCAGTCGCGTGGGTTCAGGACGATACCGGAAGCGCTAAACTCAGACTCGGTCACCTGGTAAATTGCATGAGCGATAATATCTGCGCGGGTGTCACCTGAAACATTCAGCGAGGTGTCATAAGCAGTTGCCACTTTGTTCAGGCCTTCCAGGTTATCCCCGGTGCCGTCGCCGTTCAGCAGCTGATTTTCTTCCTTCAGCGCCAGACCATACATCAGACGACCGTTGACGTATGACTGCAGCATTGGTGCATCATCCATCACCTGACGTGACGCCTGTACCCAGTGGGCGATGGTCTTCACGTTTGCGGTCTGCTTGCTGAAGGTGATATCCGATTCAGGCTTCAGCGCTTTCTCGGCCACCACGTCGGCGTTATTGGTAAACACCTCTTCACGCACGTACTCCAGAGCGTTGCTTGAGATGCGACCCTGAGCCAGAAGATCGCGGATGGTCAGGCGGCGCAAACCAGGCATGATGATGCCAGGGATCTGCATCGGCTGGATCAGTGCGCCAGCAGAATCAGCGTCACTGCCAAGCGATTTGTTGAACGTCTTCGCGTCAAAGGTGCCCTGTTTACCATCCCATGACTTAATGAGTTCATCAGCAGCTCGTTCAGAGAAGGATTTCTTCTCACCCGGATTCTCAGCACCGGATGCCAGTTTCTGTTCCAGATCGAAGAGACGGGTACCTGATTTGGACAGCTCTTCCTGTACTTTCGCCAGGTCTTCCTGCAGTTGTTTGGAAACCTTACCCGTGCTTTCGATTTCTGCTTTCTGTGCTTCGAAAAGCTGGGACATTTTATGCTGGGATTCTTCAATAGCTTTTTGAATGAGAGCGAGTTCAGACATAATTATTTTCCTAAGTTAGAAGGGAAAGATTGGATGCTCTGAAGCAGAGCTTTGATTTGTTCTTCGTTTCCGCCGCCCTCGGACTCGCTCCGAATCGCTGACTTAAACCGGGCTATTAACCCAACTGCCTGTGATTTGGTGAGGCCGACTGAATCCCTCAGCCAGTTCTCCACATCACGGATCGTTTCAATACCATCGACGCTTTTCATGGCTGCAATGCCAGCCTGTTCGTTGGCCGGGAAGGTGCAGACGCTTATTTCACGCAGTGCCTGGACATTCTTGAAAATGCGGCCGGTGGGAATGATGGTGTAATCATCTTTTGCAACCGAAAAGCCAACTGACATCCCCTCAACCGTACCGTGCTGCATTGCAGCTTTCAGGTCGGTGGCCCCGCTGTGCCCTGGCGTCAGTTGACCGCGTACATACAGGCCTTTTTGGTCTTCTGCCAGGTTGTCCCATTTACCTACCGGCAGTTCCCACGTCCTGTGGTTGAAAAACATCGCCACTTTTCGGGTCTGGTTTGCCAGTGCGTTTTTAAACGCCCCGGGCAGAATGATGTCGCCATCTGAATCGGTGTTATTGAAAACCGAGGCGTAACCTTCAAAAATCCCCTGCTTCCCGTCACCGGTGAATTTGATTTCTGTCTCGTCGAAAGACAGCGTTTTTACGATCTCAGGCATCACGGCCCCCATAAAAATTAAGCCCCGTCATTACGGGGCTTTTTGTTGGTTCCTAAGTCGGTTATTGGCACGTACTGCTTCTGTCGCATCGCCACATCGCCACCTGGTAATGGCGGCATGTTGTCTGTCCGGCGCATCTCGTTGATGGTTCGGAGCCCGGACTCTCCCATTGCCTTCATAAAGGCAGCGCGGGAAGCAGAATCGCCCCTCAGAAGACCATCAAGATTGTGCTCAGCATGAATGCGGCCAACATCCTTAGACGGGATTAGCCATCGCTGAATGCTGTTTTCCCACCGGGAGATATAGGGCTGCAGCGTGTACTGCAGGAAGCCGAGGTTTTGTTGCTCGATGCCGGAGCCCCAGCTCGTTGACTTCTCAACGTCGCCTACAAGATGAGGCGGCACGCCAAAGAAGCGCGCCAGTTCGCTAACCTGGAATTTTCGGGACGCCATCATTTCGGCATCCTGCGGTGTTACGCCAATTGCCGATGTGGAAAATCCCGCTTCCAGAATCCAGAGGCGTTTTTTTACCGGGCCGCCAGCGATCTCTTTGAAATTCTCTTCGACCTGCGAACGCTGCTGTTCAGTTAGCACTTTTTCGCCGGTTGAGAGGATTTGCGGAGACTTGGCACCATTGGCAAAGAAATCTCGCTGCTGATCTTCCATCGCCACCGCCACGCCAGCCGATTTACAGGCAAAAGCGATGGGTGACAGACCGACGAGCCCGGTAAAACCGAAGCCCTTCAGGTGAAAAATTTCTTTCTGCGAAAAGTTGGCGTATTCGCTGTCGCGCTGATAGCGATAAAACACTTTTTTACCTACAAGCTTTACATCCATGTTGGCTGACTGAAGCGGGAGAAGGCTTATCACATCTCCTGCACTGTTACGGTCCACCAGTGCATATGCGTTACCGTAGAAACAGAGCTGCATCGTCATAGCCTCCCTGAATTCCTGGGCGGTCATGTACTGGTTAGGTGAGTAGCGCAGCAGTCTCGCCAGTGGGTTGCTCAAATCAACTTTTTTACGGTTGTCTTTCTCATCGGTTTCGAATACATCCATCGGCAGGCATGCCGTGAGCGTTGAAATCAGACTCACACAGCGCCATACCGTAGAAATTTGCAGTATGCGTTCATCGTTAATTGATGAATCGCCCAGGTGACCATGGGCTGAAACAGGCCCCGTCTGTGAGCCCTGATTTGGGGTGACTAAACGCCCGCCGACAAACCAGGACTGCAGCTTCGCCCACCAGCCGTTATTGGTTCGCAGGTCAATCGTGTATTTAGGTTCTTCCATCACATGCTCAGCGGTCGAAAAATGAAGTCTTCGAAGTCACCACCCTGTTCGGTAACTTCCCCATTAGCAGCACCAACGGACATTGTCATTGCGACCATGCCATCAATACGGCCTGTTGCTTTGGATTTATCAAGCTTGCGGTTACCTGCAGCATCTTTAACCACCACCGCATTCACGGCACACATCGTTAATACAGGGTGCATGCCATGCCTCACGCGGCCGTTAAGCATCAACGATTCAAGGGTGTCTACTGCAGGTCCCATATCCTTAAAGCCCTGGCCGAACTCGATCAGCGGAAGGCTCAGACCTATGGAATCGGCCTCTTTCCTGAACTGGTCAATGCGCCAGCGGTCGAATGCCATCGCAGTAAGGTCAAAATCACCGATAATTTCAGCGATATCCGCAACGACGAATGAGTAATCCACGGAAGCACCTGGTGTGGTGCGCAGAAGCCCCTCCCTTACGCCAGTACGTATTCAGGTGTTGATGGATTGATGATAAATTTCTGCGCAGCTTCAGGTATGAGGCCATAGATAACATCAATGTGATAACCGTCCTTTAGGGTCGGCTCCTTTATCATATTTCCGGCCTCGTCATATTCACCGTCACTGTTATACAGAACGCCCCGCACAGAAAACTGAATAGACTTAGTCGGTACTGCCCATCCAGCCCCCTCAGACCACCAACCCGTAGCTGCTCTCGCAGTAGCCTCATCAGGGAATCGTAAATATGTCAGCCTGCTCATTATCTTATGTACTCGAATCGTTGGATGTAGCGCTTACCCCAGTCATTAACAGACTGTGGCAGCTGAATAGACGGACTGTTAGTCGGGATTTCCAGTTGCTCACTGGTATTGTCTGAATAGTGGACCATGATTTTACTCGCCAGCCCTCCGGGATTTTTCACTGTCGCGAAAGCAGCCGCTCTGGTGGCTGAGATCCCATTCGTATTGATTAGCGATGTACTTATTGTCGAGCGCTCCAGCTGGGCAAACGCAGAAAGTATATACTGACCGTTGTTTGAGCTTGTACTACCAAAAGAAGAGCTTGGTCCAAAGAATACTTTGTACGCGCCTGCTGCTGGTATAGTAACTTTAAGAATTACCTCCACCCAGCCATTAAATATATTTTTTGAATTTACTAATGCACTTATAGTCCCCTTCGATACAACTGCTGAAGAATTCAGGCTTGTCATATCCACATAAAAACGCAATGTGTTGCTGAGAGCATTATTATCTTCGATTGTACCATGTAAAAAGGAGGTATTTCCCGACTTAACTACAAATTTAAGCGTATATTCAGTTGGGTTTAGCGTGGGGGTTATTATAACCCTTGAAAAGTTATCTGTTCTTGTTGCTGTAATTCTCTGAGCATAACTTGAGGAGATAATTCTTTCGCTTTTGTCAGTAGAGACACTTGCGCCAAGCAAGATCCATTTTGAAAAATCTATCGCATAAACAACAATATTATCAGACTGCACTTCAGGCTCATGCCTTCCAACTGCCACTCCATTCCGGTACTCAAGCGGCCATACGTCAGGTGCAGCGAACTGAATAGTTCCATCAGCTGAGTAGTATGCATGGTTGCTTGCGCAGCTGAACGAAACCCGATAATCCAGTGCAGAGGAGGTAAGATCGATATCGCTAAGGTCAACCCACTCGCCAGGCGGCAGCGTCATAACATTAGCACCGGGAATAACTATGCCGGATGGAAAACTATCTGATGATGCGCCAAGCTCAGTCACACCAGGGATAAATAAGCCTTTCATAATTGCACCACAAGCGATGATAAATATTTCAAATAAAACCGGCATAGGCCATGCTATTTCATGGCTCTGGTTTCTTTCTGGCAGTTCGCCTGCCACGCTTTGTTATGCGCCAGGATGTCTTTCTTCGTCTGGCGGTCCATAACGTCGATATCGTGTTCAGTCAGGTAGATCGGCTTTACCCAGTCACAGGCGGTATCAACCACCACCGGGACGCTTCCACGTGTCACGCAGCTCGCGATCAACATCGTCATCAGGCATGCGGTTAACATTCTGCTGTACATTGCTGGCCTCTTTCGTTGCTTCTACCCGGCGTTCGGCTACTGCTTGAGTGGTGGCGGCCTTATCTTCAGTGCGCTGCTGGTCTGCTTTCGCTTCCGCTTTGCTGGTGCCGCGGATATGGCCCAGGCCAAAAGCGCCTGCAATGGCGGAAATGACCAGTGCGGCCAGCCCTATTATCGTTTCGATACCCACATTCACCTCACACCAGAATTGATTTCGCCAGGTTAAACAGCGCGCGGCGTTTATCCAGCCCGTTGCGGCCGCCATTGATTAGCAGTGTCACGCGCTCCACGTCCCCAGAATGAAGCAGGCATCCGCGGGAGGCATAGAACCATGCGGCTGAGCGCGCAGCGTATTCATCCTCTTCAAGCAGTTCCGGGTGAGTAACAAGGTCTAGTTTCAACGCGTGGCCACAACTGCGATAGTTGCTCAGGCCGGTAACCTGTTTCAGCCCGCGACCGCGATATTTCCAGCCATGGCCTGCTGCCTGATTGCCCAGGTGTTCTTTACCCCACTCTCCACCGTATACCAGATTAGCGATTGCTTTCTGATTAGCCGGGTGCGCTGCCGTTCTGCCAAGCGCTGCGGCCTGCTGTGGAGTGATGCGGTGGCTGCCGAACGTCGGTACCAGGTTTTCTGCCGCATAATTCAGGTTTTCCACCAGCCGGGTAAATCTGGTGCTTTCATGCCCCATCTGGGCAATGAACATGGCCTGATCAAGCGGTGCGGTAATGCCGTATTCCTTCATAGCGGCGTCGATATGCGGAAACCAGCGCGCAGCTAACCCGGCGCTGATACCAGCCGCCCTCTGAAATTGTGTTTGGTTCATTAGTGCCTCAGTACATCAACTAGGCGCGCCATGTTTCCCCGAGCCCAGAGAACGGCAGCACAAATCAGGACGTTCACCAGCACCACGAACCAGTGCGATTCATGGTACAAGCCGAACAGGTAACGGAAAGGGACGCTGGCGTATACCAGCACCGTGAAATAAGCCATCAGCGATATTAGGGGGCGATGTCTCGCCCCGCCGCGCTGGTAGAACATCAGTGCAATAACGATAACAGCAGAGATAATTGCGTTTGCCATCGCACTCGGATCACTTGTTACCATTGCTGGCCCCTCCACCACGTAAACGCGAGAGAATTCCAAACAGGCTACCCAAATCCTGACTGTTGACGAATGTCAGCAGCTTAATAGCAATAGCGGCTACGATTACCGCACCCAGCGCATCAAGTGGCCTGTCGCTATACCCCGTCCATTTGGAGAAGTAAGAGCCAAGCAGTGGAGCGCCGATAACCCCGAAGATGAATGAGGTGATGAAGTAGCCCACCAGCTTGAGGCGGCTGATATTAACAGCCGTAGCGACGTAGAACACCGCACCAGCGAATGCGCCAAACACCACACCGTAATCTATGCCGGTTGCCAGTCCGAACATGCTGGCCCCCATCAGACCACCAGCCGCTACCGTAGTGCCAGAAACAGGATCGGACATTTAACCCCCTCTTATTGCCGTGAGTCCTCTCAGATTGAGGGGAAACAAAAAAGCCCCCAGTTGGGGGCCATATGAAATTATACTTTTATGTGTTCATTGCCTTCGAGATGCTTAAGCACATGTCTAAATCACAACACTTATCATAGTAAGATAAAAAATGCGGACCGCGTTACTTTTTTTTGCTATGATTGAAAGACTAACAACATTGATGAAACGGACTATCAAATTCAATTAAACCATCGAGAGATAAATCAATGAAATCAGTAATCTACGTGGAACATTCTGATGAGGTTGAAGTTAGTGGTAATTTTTCTAATATTGAAGCACCATTTCTCGTAGCAAAAAAAATAAAAAAACTCACCGCACAAAAAAATATTTCTAACAGTAATTCAACACATTACGAAGTTGAAGATTGCGGAGAGCTCATAGCTGAGAATAATGTAGATTTAAAAAAAATTAAAAAACAGAGGGTTAGTTTAACTAATACCACGCCTAGCTTCAAAGTGTCGATAGTTTATATATTAGTAATGAGAGCCATATATGGAAAATAATGACCAACCAATGTTTAAACTAAAGAATGTTGACAAAGTAAATTTGAAAGAAAACGCTACAACATCCGACACTCTCGCTGACGCAGAAAACATTAAAGAATTTACCGCAATAAATAATCAAGCAGGTTCAAATAGAAACAAAAACAAAGACATTTCAAAAACCAGAAAGATTTATAACTTCGTTCTTAAAAACTCACTGACTATCTGCATTACAGTTATAAGTGCAATTATAGCTGCCGTAATAAAAGTTAAACTTAATATTTCTTGACATCTTAACAAAGCGGTGCTCATTAACAATTAGCACCGCCTATTTTATCAATCCATATTTAGTTTAATATCAAGCATTGAAAGACAGCCATCAATAAACCCTTCAGCCATCTGTATCTCTATGCGAATAAGTTTCTCATCCTTCTTTCTCGCTTTCGCGATTTTCCGTTTTGAGATGCCATATAAATAATGAGCAACCAAGAGCGAATGCTCATATGGTTTTCGTTTTTGAAGCCGAGCCAAACACCCTTCTATAATCAGGGCGTCGTCGTCAGTGCAAGAAAGGCGGGATTTACTTGTTTGAGGAAGAAGCCCTTTGAAACCAGCTGCGATTGGTGAGTAATCCACGCCAGAACTATCGCTCGCGGCCCAACCTCCCCAACGCTCTAATACCTTCTGAATGTCACGCATGTTATCTCCACTTTTCATGCTAATACGCCGATTGCCAGCGCACGATCTAAAAACCGAAACAGCAGCGTTAACTGGTCGCCGTATTTCGCTTCAAATGCCACGGGATCAGCGTGTAACTCGTCGTGATGTGCTCTGCACAGCGGTATCACAAACAGGTCATGCGCTTTGGTACCCATTCCACCCTGCCCGTGGCCTATCAGGTGGTGGGGGTCGTCTGCCGGGTTATTACAGCAACAGCACTGCTGCGACTTCACCCAGCGGGTGTATTTCTCGTTTTCCCAGCGTCGGCGCTTTGGCCTCAGCATGAAAGATTCCGGAGTTTCAGGATCAACCTTCACCACCACTATCTTTTTTGCCTTCTCCTGAAAGATTTGCGTAGCCGGTAATGACGGGACAATGTCGCTTTCCCTCATCACTGAACTGTGCTGTTCCGGCTTGATTCTGAGTGCTTTACTCGCCACTGATTCAGGAACAAGATCAGCCAGATCATTACGTACCATCCACCAGCAGAACTCAGGAAGCGAAAGAGTGTGGTCAGCGCTGAAACCTAAATCAATATTCACCCTTTCCAGAAGCCATTTTACCAGGTTCTGCATGGCAATTCCTGCCAGTCTTTCAGTGGTTTGCTCACGTAAATGGTTATCACAAGACCAGCAAAGACGAATGCTCCCCGGAGCGTGGCGCATTACCGTAAAGTCACTGGCATGCCAGTCAGTGTGAGGCCACTGACATTCAAATTTTCTCTCCAGCCAGGCATCAAGGCTACTCAATCCACCAGCTCGCTGAATGACCCTTTCGTTAACGAAAATAGCCTGCATGTTGGCATCGTCAGTCAGGGGCTGGTGGGCTTCAGGGATTAATCCCGATGGCAGATGCTGTATGGCTTCGGATGGTGGCTCAATAACTACCCTTCCCTGACGGAATAACCAGAGCAGTTCGGTACCAGGGCGGAACAGAACCACCCCGGATATCGGCGCAATTTCAGGCGTCAGTATGGCTCTCACCCAATTCCCCCCATTGTTGGTTGATGCCTGGTTATCGATATTTCTACCCTTCCGCCACGCACTTTCGGCCCCCACTCCACCAACATTCTCTGCACCTGGCTGTCATCCTCCCAAATGCCTGCATGCGTGAACGCGTCAAACAGAGCCTTGTTGTAGTTGTCGATGTCGCGGCGGCGGGCATCTGGAGGAAAGAGAAGGATCTCCACCGCAGCTGGTGATGATGATGGTTTTGGTAAGCAACGCAGTTGCTCAATGATCGCTGCACATGCCGCGCTCTGGTATGCCCTACCCTTCTCGCTGATAAGATGGCGGCCTTTTAACGGCCCCTTGTTTGGGGCTCGCCAGTATGTGTTTACGCTCGGTGGGAACGGGAGCACCAGTTTCATAACGTCACTCCCTGTTTTTTCAGCCATTCAACAGCGTTATCTCTGGCCTTATCTCCACCGGATAGCAGGTCTTTGATGATCGTCACTGGATCTGCATCCCATTCCGTTTTGATGACGGTAATGCCCCTGGCTGCGCCAGGAGCAACAGTGATGTAACCCTTTTTCTTAAGTGACTTCACGTGCGCTACAGCAGCGTTCGGTGATGCGCAGCCAATTAATCCGGCAAGCTCCAGCATCGTAGGTGGGAAGCCAGACTTTTCGATATGAACCTTGATAGCTTCGAACACTTCATTCTGACGCGGCGTTAATCCGATCATGACTCTACTCCATAACGCCCGTTCAGGCGTCCGATTACGCTGTTGAACATCACCAGGCTTACGCCCATCGGTTTAACCTTCTCGTGGTACTCCTTCAGGATCGGAGGCACTACGACATTCCAGCTTGGCTTTGGCTTCTGCTTTAGGGCTTTTTTGATGGCATCGTTGCATTGACGGGCTACATCACGCACAGCGTTCTCATGCTCGGTAGATAACTTTTTCATGCGGCGCGCTCCTGTAGTTTTTTCATGGGAACGGCAACTGCCGGTATAAGCTCAACAGCTGGTGATTCAGATTGATTTCCCCAGTGATCCCAGCCAGGCGCACCGCAACGGCTGAATAGTTCGATGCGCGGAACGTCACCATAAAGTTTTTCCAGACGGAAACGCGCCTCTGCTGGCTTCTGGCTGTGCTCACCGAGTGGACTGTAGATAACCTGCTTGATGCTGGCGCACTTGCGTTCCAGTCCATTTCCCCTGGTGGCGATTAGCAGGTCTTCGGTATTGGCTCGGGTGTAGTTCCCGCCGTTCATGCGTGTTTGTACGTTCAGCAGGTCGAGGAAGTCGTAAAAATCCTCCACACGGCCTGCCTGAAGTGCTTTGTTGATGTGCTGCTCTGCCAGTGGATTGAACTTTACCCAGGTAAAGCCCTTCATCGTGCGGACCTTAAAGCCCCACGCTTCAGCCAGCTCGATAGCCTCTCGGGTGTGCGTACCGGTGAACCACATAGCCAGAACTGCATCATCGGCAGCCAGGTCCCAAACCGGCAAGCGCTTCATGTCGATCAGTTTCATCGTGTCGTAGTGATCTTCTGCTGCACCGTTACTGGCTTTGTTGTCATAGAGCCAGGCTGGGTCAGCGTAAATCAGTGAGTATTTCATCAGACATTCCTCGCTCGGCCAGCCAGACACCATGCATCAGAGGGTGCTTTCACTTTCGGCGCCATGCTCAGGCAACGCTGACGCTCAATCAGTATCTTCATCCGCTGCTCTTCGTTCTTAGAGCGGTTGAAGGCATCCATAAGAACTGTGGCTGCACGGTGGTAGAGCCCTTTTTCAAACAGGCCTTGAGCCTTATCCATCATCCTAGTTACAGCTGGATTCGGCGCTTCTTCCTGTTCCGATACAGCTGGTGTATCTGCCCGGTTAATTTTCAGTGCAGAACGCCCCTCGCTAACGTCACCACCCGGCGCTTTGGCAAAATACTGGTAGCACTTGCCGTTATGCTGGCGTGTTGCACGATTCAGTTTGACCAGATGGCATACACCGCGCTGAACAGCGTGAACGTCGTACTGGGGCATTGATGCTGCGATCTGTTTGTTAGTTAACCCAGGGTTTTCAGCGATGAAAATTTGAATATCTTTCAGAAGGCTCATGAGTTCGCTCCTCTGAAACCTGCCGGGATGACTTTGTCTGGCTGACCGAATTTCAATGGATCTTGTTTGCGGACAGCGTCCCAGTCCTCACGCTTAGGTCGGCCTTTGCTATTCCAGCGCAACGCGTTCTGCAAATATCCTTCGAACTTCGTTGGCCTGAACAAAGTTGTAGGCTGCATGTGTTCGTAGTATTTCGTGTCTTTCCACTGCTCGTGCTTGTAATCAATAACCAACAGCAACTCATCGTGTGTGAAGTTCTCACGAAGTCTGGCGCGAATATTATCCAGGGAGCTTTTCCCCTTGCGGAATGTCTTACCAGTAACGTCATTGAGATGGTTGAGGATTAAGACTGCCTGACCAGTTATCAAATCAACCTGATTGACACATGCAGTGTCGGGTTGCGACGCAACCTGACAATTAGGTTTTTTATCTGATGGATCAGTAGTTGATTTTACTGACGGATCCCCACCAGATTCTGACGGGTGAAAACTGCCATTATTACTGTTTTTCGACGCATCAAATTTTGACGGGTCGAATTTTGATGCATCAGATTTTGACGCGTCAGATTCTGACAGGTGAGAAAAGGCGGCTGCCTGTAATTTCGAAACATTGAGCTGGTAAACATTCGATGCATTGCGGTTGCCTTTACGACGCTGCTGGCGGGTTAACCAACCGTCTTTTTCCAGCTGAGATATAGCTGTGCGAACCGTGCTCTCACCAGCACCAATCTGGCGCGCAATGGTAGCAATGGAAGGCCAACTAACCCCTTCATCACTGCTGAAGTCTGCCAGACGCGCCATGATGGCAACGCTGGACAGCTTCATGCCTGAAGAAGCGCAAGCGTCCCAAACGTAACCGGTTAATTTAGTGCTCATGGTCGTCCTTTAACTCTGTAAATTTACGCTGGAATTGCTCAAGAGGGCTGAAGCACTCATGATCGTACCCTTCGCGAAGGTATATAACGCGTCGAGTCTCTGGCTCCCATCTGATGACGCGCACCGGGACGCCATAGTGATCTCTGAAACGCCGGTTAAGTTCTCGCATAGCGCTCTCCCCTTCCGACGCCAGACACCCACAATCGCCATAGCCCTGCTGTGGTTACACGGAACCCATCGGCCTGATACCATGCGCTCATACCGAAACGACGAGGTCCCATATACGGGAATTCCCCGTAGTTGCGGAAGACGGTTGTTTACCGTTAAACTGTTCATGCGTTAGTTTCTCCACTGATACGACACGCCAAGACGCCCGGAGCTGCACACTCGCGGGCGTCACTCATTTCTGGCAGGCAATAAACACGAGAGATCAAATTCAGGAATGTCATGAGTGTGACCCTGAATTGATATGCGATATCGTTAAGGCTCTGCCATTCGCCTTTGTCTACAACGCCATCTTCGATGTAATGGCGGTATGCATTGACTAACTCGCCAAGCCGACCCACCATCTCAGCCAGTTTCATCCCAATCTCTTCGTTCTCATCATCTGGCACAGCGCCAGGAACATGGATCCCGTTATCGGTTTCACGAGAGAACGCATCGGCGATATAACTAACACCAGCAGCCTTTTGCAGGACCATAGCCCAACCCATAGGGAAGATCTGATCTCCACCAGCGCGCAGGCGGTTGAACAGAGCATCCTGAGTTACGTCCAGTATTTCGGCAGCCTCCACATATCCACCCGGTAAAGCTGCAATCGTCTTGCGGACTGCTGCCACCAGCCAAGCTGGTTGTTTTTCTACTTTCCAGTGTTCATTTCCCACGGCTAACCCCTTATCTCTGTGGTTATTTCTGATCGTTTGGCGATGTATTCTTGCCATAACGTTCTGGGTTGAATTCCAGTTCACCAGCAGTTCGATACGCAGCTTCAGCAGCTCGTCCTTTTGGGATTAAGCGTCCTGGGCGGTTACGCCACTGGTAAACGGCCTCACTGGTGATGCCAAAAAATTCGGCAACTTTTTCAGTACTGCCGAAATGTCGTTCAATCTCGTCGGTTGTCATGAAGCCTCCTTAGCTAAGTTTGATTAGATATTAATAACCAATCTAACTTTGGTCAATAAAAACTAAGATTACTTAGTCTTTTTTAAATTTGGTGCTTTCATGGAAACGGTTGGTCAGCGCATTAAAGCCCTACGTAGGGTTACAAGAACCTCTCAAAAAGAACTGGGTAAATTCTGCGGAGTTAGTGACGTAGCGGTCGGTTATTGGGAAAAGGATGTGAATACCCCAAACGGTGAATCGCTGGTTAGGCTGGCGAAATTTTTCAATACATCAATAGATTACATTCTTTACGGCACCGAATTTGAAGGTACCCTCATAACTAAAATGCGGCGTGTGCCAGTGATTTCCTGGGTTCAGGCTGGGCAGTTTACGGAATGTAAAACTGCTGATTTGTTCAGTGATGTCGATAAATGGGTTGAGACATCACTTCGCATTGGGGATAGCTCGTTCGCTTTAGAGGTCAAAGGGGATTCAATGACCAATCCAAATGGCCTCCCAACAATCCCTGAAGGGGCTACCGTTATTGTTGATCCAGATGTCGAACCCCTTCACGGGAAGATTGTTGTTGCGCGCATTGATGGCACTAACGAAGCGACTGTTAAAAAACTTGTCATTGATGGCCCACAAAAATTTTTAGTCCCACTAAATCCTCGCTACCCCAACATACCGATCAACGGTAACTGCCTTATTATTGGCGTTGTTAAAGGCGTTCAGTACGAAATCTAATTTCCCTACCTCCTCAAAACACTAAGCTAAGAAAAGTTTGGTGTTTACCCTTGACCTAAAAACTAAGTTAAGTTAGATTTTATTCATCAACAGCGAACATTGTGGGTAGGCAGTATGAGCACTAGCGCAAACAGAAAGACGATTAAGTTGCCAGCCGGCGAGACATTTGCGCCTATTAGCAATAAGCGTAAGAGCTGTGGCTATGTCGAATTGACGCTGCATGTAGATTGCAGCGCCTTGAAAGCTCAAACGCAGGTTGTTGAGGCGGTCAGCAAGCGTTACTTGCCATTAATCGAAAAGGTTCCTGGTGAGATTGTCGAAGTAATCATTGGCAAGCTGATCATCGAACTGAGAGCTCTCGTCTTCAGTTACAACGTGACCACAATTTCCACAGACAGCTCCCGCAAAACTGTCAGAGCCTTCAGGTATCGCGGTGCTATCGAAGAGTTCGCCACTGCATTCTGGGCAAGAGAACTTAACTTCGTCCATTTGTAATATCCCTCTTGGTTGTGTGAGAACTCCAAGAATACCACCGAGCCTGATGTGGTGAAAAGACAGGCAACGTTTTCATTGCTGTGTGTAGTCTTGGCGGTCGGCAGTTGTGAATGTCCTTAATGTCGACCGCCCCTTTTCACAACTGAAAGCGCGTTCAGCCGGTTCCTTGAGAGGCCTCAGTCGTTAAATCAACCTCAGGAGAACGCGCTCCCAATTGTGGAGAAGCTAACTGGCGGTGGCAGCCGCCCGTTTCACTAAGTGCCCTGGTTGGGTGCTTACTAAAACGAAACCCCTTTATGTTTTGTCGCCGTCAGGCGAGGGATTCGTGCAACCAAAAATCAGCGCTGTGCAGAGCGCTTATAACACGGAGAAACTATCCATGACGAACACACAGAACGTCACCGAGATACAACCACGTATGACCAGAGAGCAGTTGATCGAGGCGGCACGTATAGCAGCTAAGTTCCTGCCAGTTGCATCAGCTCAGCTTATGAATGAGCTTGCTAACCGTCTCGATATCACCAGCGTAGCGCTTTGCGAAGCGTTGGCGCAGCGTAAGGAACTGGCTGAGCAGAACGCTACGCTGCGTGAGGATGTTGCAAGTTGGGCCAAAGAGTGCGACCGCATCGAAGAGCGCCACACCAAAACGCCTACCAATATGCATCTTCTGGAAGCTCAGCGAGAACTGCGTGAGCTGACTCCTGTTGTCATTTCAATGAATAACGAGGTTGCTCTCTAATGGCTAACTCATTCAAGCAAATGACAAAGTCTGGTCTGATTAAACGTACCGATACCGGGATGTTTATCGCTCTTTCCGATATCCACGTTCGCGAAGGTTTCAACAAGCGTGAAGATGATGAACGCACCCGCCAGGCTGATGATGACCTGTTCAACTACCTGATGAACGGCGGATCAGTTCCACCGCTGGAAGTTATCGCGCGTGATGAAGGTGGCGTATGGGTTGTAGAAGGTCACCGCCGTCGCCGCTGCTATGCGCGCTGCGCTGAAGCTGGCAAGCCAGTGGACCGCATTCACATCATGCCGTTCAACGGTAACGATGTTCAGCGCCTGGCGCGCATCATGACCAGTAACAACCAGCTCCCGCTATCCGATATGGAGCAGGCAGCTGTTATTCAGGAGCTTCATAACGCCTTCAACCAGACCACCAGCGAGATCGCAAAACTAGTCAACAAGTCTGTTCCTACTGTCGAAAAGCTTCTGCTTCTTAGCACAGCTAACCATGACGTTCAGAAAGAAGTTAAATCCGGGACCGTGTCCGTAGATGTGGCCGTTGACCGAGTAAAAGAGTTCGGGGAAAAGGCCGGTGAGGTTCTTCAGAAGGATAAAGCTTCCGCGGCTGCAAAGGGCAAGAAGAAAGTTACCCGCAGCGTGATAGCGCCGGAAATTAGCGTGAAGAAAGCGCGGCGTCTTGTAGAACTGATCAGCCTGGCGGGTATAAGCGACACAGGTGTTATCTCTCTTGAAGGATTGGTCCATGCAGAAGTCGTGGAAATTATCGACGAGCACAAAGCTATCGCCGCGCAGCGTCATGGAGAAAAATCATGATTACTGGAACCTCAAATTACGATGAAGTTCCGGTAGTTCCCTGCAAAATCTGTGGTGGTTACTACAAGGCTGATGAGCCTGAAATGCACGTCTGCGAGGAGGCCGCCCAATGAGCAACATCGACAAACGCGCACAGAAAGAGCTATATGCAAAAGTTGAGCAGCAGGCTCATTCTCTTCGTGGGAGTCCTCGCGAATATCAGGCGTTAACCGGTATGTGTCCGGTTAACGTTATCGAAATGCATGCACAGAAAATTCAGGCGCTGCTGGATGAGCTGGAAGCCAAAGACAACAGAATCAATCGACTCGAAGCCATTGTGGCTGTTGCAGAACAGCGCAACGCCCTAATGCGTGAGTGGAAGCGCGCCCTGAAAGTACCTCGTGACCTCGTTGATGACCAGGTGCCAGTTGTTATTCATGGCATGGTTATTCGCCTTGAGAGGCTCAAAGAGACCGAAGAGAAGTTGGAAGCCGCAGAGAAGCGCAACGAACGCGCACTGTCGCTCCTGAAAGATGCCAGCCCGGAAAACGTCTGGGAAATTATCGGTCGTCTGAAGGTTGTTATCAGTGGCGATTATCGTAGTGAAGCTGAAATCGCAGCCGCAGCCGGTAAAGGAGAGTGAAATGAGAATCGAACGTACAAAAAACTGTGATTATCTTGATGTTCAGTCAGATAACACAAAAACAATATTTATTGATAACTCAAAATGTATTGAACCAATAGAAATAGATTGGGTTCAGGCAAGAAAATTAATAGCCGTCCTGACGCATTGGCGTGATACCGGAAAGGTAGAGGACTAACCCATGAGCACTATTACCAAAGAACGATTACGTGAACGTGCGCGCGAAAAGGTTAAGGGCCTGGAGCTTGCCGTAACACAGACCGCTTTCGCTGATTCTCGCGCGGAGCTTGAAGAAGAGCTGGAGCTGGCGCGTATCGCGCTGGCATCGCTCGAAGCGGAGGCTGTGTGCGTTATCGACCAGTCCAATCTTGATTATCTCAAATCTGGCTCTGATGCAGACGTGTGGCCAGCATCAAGAATAGAAATGGGTGATGTGCTTCTGAACCGCGCAGCCATGCTTCAGGGTGCAGATGGTACCCTCACCAATGAAGGTACCATACCAGTCACGCAATTTAAGCCGGTAGCAGACCTGTACGGCTTAACCTCACCAACTGGCGGCGAAACATCATTCACTTTCGACGCTGTTGAAGCTCGCGATTTTATTGATGGCGGGTGGTCATGCCAGGAGTACGTGGAGCTTGGACGCTTTCAGGAAGCCATGCTTCAGAATGGTAACTCTCCAGCGCAATCCGATTGCTGTCCGGAGCAAAACTACATCGCTCCGGCGCAAGACGGCAACTCTCCGGTGATTCCGGATGGTTTGCGCCTGGCGCTCAGCAACGCTGGAATAGCAGCGCCAGAATCAGATGAAATGCTTGCGGCAACCTATGAGAAGCACATTCAAGCGCTGGTTACTTGGGTAAAAGACAGAAAGCCATTCAAGTCAGCGGTGATTCCGGATGGTTGGGTGCTGGTGCCAGAAGAACCCACCCATGAAATGCTTGAGGCTGGAGATGAACAATTCGGAACTTACGATGTGTATCGCCGGATGATAACAGCAGCACCGCAGCAGGAGGTGAAGTGATGCCTCCAGTCAAAGTGGTTGTTATCACGGCGGTGATGTTCGCTATCTGCCAGTTGATATCCATATCCGGGTATGGGATATGGTGAGCAAACTCAAACAGCGGCGCTTGCGCCGCCTTAAAGCGGATGTAGCCTGGTGGCGGGAGGAAGCAGAGGATTGCCGCTCCCGTCTGCTGGAGCTGGCCGGTGAAATCGACAGGCTCAAAAAGCTGGTTATCCGCGTGCCGATGCCGGTCCTAATGCCAAAGGAGATGGTCCACCAGCTCTATTACACCGAAACAAAAAGATGTCGTACCTGCAATGATGGGCTCCGTGGTGGTTGTTCATCATGCATTTTCTATAAGAGATAGCCGGGTGCAGCCGGTTAAGTGGAGAGCTATACGATGAGCGGACAAAGCCAACGTTTTCTTACCCCTGATGACCTCTATCAGCTTACTGGATATCGCCGCCCTTCTCTTCAATGCAGAGCACTGAAAGAAAGCGGAGTATTTTTCGTGCCTCGCAAAGACGGTAGACCAGGAACAACGTGGGACCATGTTACCAACCCTGCTGGTCTTAAGCTGGTAGTGAACAAACCAGAGGAAGAAGAACCAAACTTTAAGGACATGTAATGTCAAGAAACCGCAAAAATCCAGATGATAACTGGATGCCGCCTCGCGTTCGTCGGGGAAAATCAGCCTATGAGTTCAGAGCACCAGACGGGAGAACAGTTAGATTGTGTAATCACGATCTGACTAAGGCTCAAGTCTGGGCGGCTTATGAAAACTTCATCAACGATATCAAGGTTGGATCTAATTTCCATGCTCTTTGCGAAGAGTTTTTTAACTCTGGTGACTTCCATGAGCTGGCAACAGAAACAAGAAAGGACTACCGGAAATATGGCACTAAGGTGAATGTAGTTTTCGGAAAAATGAAACCAGAAAATATCAAACCTGAACACATCCGAAAGTATATGGACAAGAGGGGTGTTAAGAGCAGGGTTCAGGCGAACCGTGAGAAAGCGTTTATGTCGAGGGTTTTTAGGTGGGCTTATGAGCGTGGAAAAGTGAAAATGAATCCTTGTCAGGGCGTGAAGCAGTTTAAGGAGCAGGCGCGCACCCGGTATGTTACTGACAAAGAATATGATGCGCTTTTCAGTGTTGCTTCATTACCAGTAAAGATTGCTATGGAATTAGCCTATTTATGCTGCGCACGTCAGGGGGATATTCTAGATCTTAAGAAGAGTCAGATCCTTGATGAGGGTATTCTAATTCAGCAAAGTAAAACGGCAGTAAGTCAGATTAAAGCATGGACAGAGCGCCTATCAAACACAATCTCTCTGGCAAATTCACTGCCATTAAATAACGGAATGGTTAGCCTGTATGTGATCCACCAGCAGTCTGGATCACGTTATACCCGAGACGCCTTCAATGCTCAGTGGATGAAAGCAAAAAAGGCGGCGACTGAGAAATTTCCAGAGCTTGAATTCACTTTCACGTTCCATGATCTGAAAGCCAAGGGAATATCTGATTTAGAAGGAACGCTTCATGAGAAACAGGAAATTTCAGGTCATAAAAATGCATCACAAACGGCGAGATACAACAGGAAAATTTCTGTGGTGCCAGTGGTCGGGGGGCAGTAA